CGAGCTGTTCGGTCGCGCAGGTCCGCTGCTGCACTGATGCTTGACGCCACGGTTGCAGTGTCGCTAGATGCCCACAACCGCGACGACATCGCCGCGTGCGGTAGCCGTTGGGCCGTCTGCCAAACACATCCCCAGGCCGAACGATGGGCACTCGCAAACCTCACACGCCAGGGCTTCACAGCCTACCTGCCAATGACCACAGCGCTTCGCCGCGATCGCGCAACGCCGACGCTGCGCCATCGCGTCTCAGTGCCGCTGTTCAGCGGCTACCTGTTCGTGGTCCCAGGCTCGCTCTGGGCGCCAATCCGCTCCACAGCCGGCGTGGCTCGGCTGCTCATGGCAGGGCTGAAACCACACATGCTCGCTGAGGGCGCTGTGGAAGGTCTGCAGGCCGGTGAAGCCTCTCGCCGCACCAACATCCCATCCGGCGCTCTGTGGACGCCTGGAGCGGCCTGTGTGGTCGCGCGCGGGGCTGGTTGCGGGCTGACCGGCGCTGTCGTCTCCGTCAACGGCGATATGGCCACGGTCGTGCTTATGCTGTTTGGGCAGTTGAGAGAGGTCAGGATAGGTGTGGATTGTCTCAGGCCACGAGAGTGATGTAAACTAACTAACATTGTTATATAAAGTGGATATTCTAAACCAATTGGTGATAAACTACCGCCAAGTCACTGATATGACTGGCGCTACTCGCAACCCGCGAACCCACTCTCCGGCGCAGATCGAGCAAATTGCGCGCTCTATTACCGCATTCGGCTGGACCAATCCGCTACTTGTCGATGAGGCCGGCGTCATTATCGCCGGTCACGGCCGCCTCGAGGCCGCGCGCAAGCTCGGCATGGCCGAGGTGCCAACCATTACGCTCACCGGCCTCAGCGCCGACCAAAAGCGCGCGCTGGTCATCGCCGATAACCAACTCGCGCTCAATGCCGGCTGGGACGCGGAACTGCTGGCGCTCGAACTCGGCGAGCTTGGCGCGGCGGGGTTCGATGTCGGGCTGATCGGGTTCAGCGACGACGAACTGGCTGCGATCCTCGCCGATCGCACCGAGGGCCTCACCGATCCAGACGACGTTCCCGAAACGCCGGCTGAGCCGGTGTCCATGCTGGGCGATGTGTGGCTGCTCGGGCGCCATCGGCTGTGCTGCGGCGATGCCACGAGCGAGGTGGACGTGTCGCTCGCGCTGGCCGGCGTGAAGCCGCACCTGATGGTCACCGATCCGCCGTATGGGGTGGATTACGAGCCGACGTGGCGTGTCGACCGAGGATTATCGCAAGCGCGCCGTGGCTCGGTCACCAACGATGGCCGCAGCGATTGGCGGGACGCTTGGCTGATATCTCCAAGCGAGATCGCATACGTCTGGCATGCAGGTCTGCATGCCAGACAGGTAGTTGAAAGTCTTGAAGCTGCCGGCTTTGAGATGCGGGCGCAGATCATCTGGAACAAAGGCCACATCGTCATCTCGCGGGGCCACTATCATTTCCAGCACGAGCCGTGCTGGTACGCAGTGCGCAAGGGATCGACCGCGTCATGGCATGGTGGTCATAAGCAATCCACCGTGTGGGACATCGATAAGCAGCGGGCATCTGAAACGGGTCATGGCACCCAGAAGCCAGTCGAGTGCATGAAGCGCCCGATCGAGAACAACTCCAGCGCCGGCCAGGCGGTCTATGACCCGTTCGTCGGCTCCGGCACCACCATCATCGCCGCCGAGATGACCGGACGCGCCTGCCACGCCATCGAGATCAGCCCCGCCTACGTGGATGTAGCCGTGCTGCGCTGGCAGGCGTTCACAGGCCAGCAGGCGACGCACGCCACCACAGGCGCCACGTTCGCCGAGACGGCCGCACAGCGCGTTCCTGTGGCCGCCTGATGGGCAAGGGCAAGCGCGGACCACCCAAGGGCGAGGGCGGCAAGCATCCGTTCAAGCTCGACATGGATGTCGTCACCCGCGCCGCGTCCATCGGCTGCACCATCACCGAGATCGCCGCGCTCGTCGGTATGTCCACCAGCGGCCTGCATGCGCGCCTCGAACGCGACGAGCCGCTAGCCACCGCCATCGAGGAAGCCCGCGGCAAGGGCTGCGCCACGCTACGCCGCTACCAATGGCAGCAGGCCGCGCAGGGCAACACGTCGATGCTGATCTGGCTCGGTAAGAATTACCTCGGCCAGACCGACCGCCAGGAGATTGCCGGCACTACAGGAACGTCGGTGATCCTGATGCATCTGAACGCCGCGCGCGCTATGTCAGCGCAGCTCATCGATGGACAGGTTGAGCCTGCGCCGCAGCAGGAAACCAACCTGCTCGATGCGCCGGTGCCGACGGAATGACCGAGTTTTCATTGTGTATTCGTTGCTTGCGGCCAGAGCGGCGCACAGTGCTGGATGCTCACTTTTTCTGCAATGCGTGTCGCAGCGGTCCCGATGGCGCTCTGGTGCCGGTTGAACCCAATTACGTCGTTTATCGACCAGATGAGCCTACGACGCCAACCGAATAACCCCGGTTTCATCTGAAACCACGTTATTCCGCGTCGCTAACATCATACCAAGTCATCACGCATCCGCAATCGACCGTATGGAGATGATCCCGCGTCCGTGAGCCACGCTGAAACCCTGCCGCCGGACTGGGCCGATGCCATTGCCAGGGCGGCCAACCCGTTCGATGTGGCGATGTCGCGGTATGCGCGGGCGCCCATCGCGTTCGTGCGTGAGGTGCTGCATGTCGATCCCGACCCATGGCAGGTCGAGGCGCTGCGGGCGGTGGCGCGCGGTCATACGCGGCTGGCTATCCGATCAGGTCACGGCGTGGGCAAGTCGGCGCTGGCGGCGTGGTGCATGGTATGGTTCGCCAACACGCGGGCGCCGTTCAAGGTCGCGGTGACAGCACCCACCGCACCGCAGCTGTTCGATGCGCTCTGGCCGGAGCTGGTGAAATGGTTCAACAGCCTGCCACCGGGCTGGCGGCAGTTGTGGGATATCACCTCTGACCACATCACGCTGAAGGCCGATCAGGAGTGTTTCATCACGGCGCGGACCAGCCGGCCGGATAAGCCCGAGGCCATGGCGGGGTTGCATTCAACGCATGTTCTGTTGGTTGCTGATGAGGCGTCGGGCATCGATGAGGCGGTGTATGAGGCGGCTGGCGGCTCGATGTCGTCACCGGGTGCGATCACGCTGCTAATCGGCAACCCCACGCGGTCCAGCGGCTTCTTCTGGCGCTGTCATGTGATGGAGCGGGATCGCTGGTTCACCATGCGGGTGAGCAGCGCCGACAGCCGGCGGGTGACGCCGAACTACGTCAAGGAAATCGAGCAGCGCTACGGCACCGACAGCAATGCCTTCCGGGTGAGGGTGCTCGGTGAGTTCCCGGTTGCCGATGCCGATACGCTGATTGCCGCGAGCCTGGTCGATGACGCCATGGTGCGCGATGTGGCGCTGGACATGACCGCGGTTGAGATCTGGGGCGTGGACGTGGCGCGGTTTGGCAATGATGCGAGTGTGCTGGTCAAGCGCCGTGGCAACGTGGTCACTGAGATGCCGCGGCGGTGGCGCAACATCGACACCATGCAACTCGCCGGTGCCGTCAAGGCCGAGTATGACGCGGCCGGGCACAACCGCCCGGCGCTGATTGTCATCGACGTGATCGGCATCGGCGCTGGTGTGGTGGACCGCCTCCACGAGCAGAACCTACCCATCCTTGGTGTGAACGTGGCCGAGGTGGCGAGCACGACGGGTAGATATGCGCGGCTCAGAGATGAGTTGTGGGTCAGGTGCCGGGAATGGCTGGAGACGCGCGCGGTGCGGTTGCCACGCGATGACGAGTTGCGTGCTGACCTGGTGGCGCCCCGGTATTCATTCCTGAGCGATGGGCGGTTGCAGGTGGAGAGCAAGAACCTGATGCGGGCGCGCGGGCTGGCGTCACCCGATGCGGCGGATGCGCTGAACCTGACGTTCGCCGAGCAGGGGTTGGGCATAGCCAGTGGCATGACCTCGGGCTTGCACGACAACCGCGCGATGCGCATGGACCTCACGGCAGGGGATTACGTATGAGCGAGGAGGAGGCGTGGCGGGCGTTCATGCAGGTAGTTAACGCAGGAGATTCTGTCGCGCGGCGAAAGGCGCTGCGTAAGTGGAGGGCTGTGAGGCGCGCGAGGATAAAGCGAGATGACTCACGTGAACTAAAAGCCCAGTCCCTTGCCTGTCTGATCGAGGCATATATTGAGATGGCGCCATATGTGGCGGTAGCGCATGCGCCGAGCAAGGGCTTTGGATTGTGAGCGGTACGGTCCCACTGCCTCCAGGCTATCCAGGCCAGGGCATGCCAAACGCTGCTCCGCCGCCAATGCCGCCCGGCAGTCTGCTTGGCCAGTCCGCGCAGTCGTTCGGACCGCCGCCGATGCCGCCAATCCCCGGATTGGTGCCGCAGGGCATGCGCCCCGCCGGCATGCAACTCGGCGCCGAGCAGGTGCTGGCCTATTTGCTGCCGCCCAAGGATACCGAGGCGGACACCGACACTGACGACCAACTGCCGGCCGGGCTTCGCAAGTATGCGGCAGGGTTGCGGCCCGCGGCCAAGCCCGACGGGGCATCCTGGCAACAGGAGATCATCTTTGAACGCCTTGGCAAGACCGACGAGGAAATCACTTCCGTCGCGCGGTATTACTTCAAGATCGCGCAGAACTATGACCAATACTTGAGCCGCGAGCGTATTACTGCAAGTCAATACTATGCCGGTCGGCCGTTCGGTGACGAGGCTACGGGGCGCAGCCAGATTGTG